TAAATTTACTCTGGGTGATGACACTTCCTCCGGTATTGAGACAAGACGCTACATCAATCCAACGACCAAAGAAGAACGCACTGTGAACTTCTTGAATGGTATTGCGCTCGGGATTATCCCAGAGGGTTTTGTCCCTTGGACCAAAGAGCTTGCAGGTCAACCTAAACCCGGAACAGAGACTGGTACTACTACTGGTACCCCTGAGGTTAAGACTGAACGTGATGACAGAGGAAGGGACAGAGATCAAACCCCTACCACTGGTGAAGGTTCTACGGGTTGGGCAGAGAAGAACTACGACGCATTCACTGCAGACCCTTATGGCTTTGGGATGAAGGCTCTTGAAGGTGCAAATAAAAACAACATGGGTGTCCTTGGTAAAGTGGGTGCACTTGGTGTTTTTGGGGATGCCGGAAAGGTTAAGGCTATCTCAGAAGCTAACTTAGCTCTTTCTAAAGTAACGGACGAAGCTCAGAGGGAGATTTTGCAGGAAGGTATTGCAAATCTCACTGAAAGTATCTCTAGTCCCCTTGTCTATGGAGGTGTTAAGAGCGGTCTTTTAGGTAGCGGAAAAAATTTGATTAAACAAGTTGAAGAATACACACCTACTGCTGCACCTACCAAAACACCAACTACCTCTGCTGCTGCACCTACAGTAGGAACTTCAACAAAAAGTACCCAAAAAGACTCCGACAAAAAACCTTCTATTGGTTTCAGTCCAAGTACCCCGTCTAAGGATGTTGGTGTAACCCGTACTGGTAGTGATAAAGGCGTTGGTTTTGGTGCTTCTGTTGGAAAAGTTGATACCAAGTCTACCAGTGATAAAGGTTTGAGCATGGGAACTTCTGGTGGAACTCCCGGCAGAACCAACACTGGCAACAATCCCGGAAATCCGAATGCCCCCGGCTATAGCGGGAGGAGTGGTACTGGTAATGTAGGTACTGGGACTTCTGGCAGCTACGGTCAAGGTGGGTCAAATGCAACTCGTCGTGCAGAGGGTGGCCTCATCTCCAAACCTGAAAAGACTACTCGCGGTAAAAAAGGTCTTGCCTCTTAACTGAGACTGTGCTATACAAATAATAAGGCTACCCAGCTAAGGCTGGCCCCAACATAAAGGATAAAGAATGTCTGTAACTAAAGTCTACGTTGATTCCTCATTCAGCAGCCGTAATCGTAAACGTATTGAGAATGAAGAAAAAGAACTTGAAGAGCTTATCAATAGAACAAAGGCCCCAGAAGAAGAGCCTAAGGAAGAAGTAGAGGTCAAGACCCAAGAGGTTGAGCCTGAACCTAACGACCCGGAAGAAAAGTCTTTTAAGAAACGCTATGGTGATCTGCGTAGACACCTCTCTGAAAAAGAAAAAGAGTGGGAAGCAAAGTTCGAGGAGTTGAAGAACTCTGTGACACCCAGTGCACGTATTTTGCCCCCTAAGTCTGATGAAGATATTGCAGCATGGGCAAGAAAGTACCCTGATGTTGCCTCTATTGTTGAGACAATTGCAACTAAGAAAGCAGAAGAAAAGCTCTCTCAGTACAAAAACAAGTTTGATGAATACGAGAAGATGTCTGTTGAGGCTGTGCGGAACAAGGCCCTTGATGCTATCCGAGTGTCTCACTCCGACTTTGATGCTCTCCGTAAGTCTGACGAGTTCCACAATTGGGCAGAAGAACAACCTAAGTGGGTTCAGGATGCTCTCTATGAGAACGAAGAAGATGCCCGTGCAGTGATCCGTGTTCTTGACCTATACAAAGTCGATAAGGGTTTGACCCCCTCGGCCCTCAAGGCGAAGAGCAAAGAAGCTGCCTCTCTCATCCAAACCAAGACCAAAGCCAATGTGGACTTTGATAAGGACGGTGAGAAGATTTACGAATCCCGTGTTGCTAAGATGAACATGGATGAATACGCCAAGAACGAGAACAAGATCATGGAAGCTATCCGCAAGGGTAATTTTGTGTACGATCTCTCTGGCGGTGCAAGATAGTTCTTGACAACTAAGGACTTCTTCATATAACTACCTCAAATAGCTGTGGCCTCTCAGTGACACCCATGGCTATTTGTTTTCCCTTAAAGCTTAACCATCAAGTAAGACTTACCTGACTAAGTACAGGCCTATGATCTTCTTATCATAACTGATCCTTATGAGACACAGATCATACACCCTAGAATCCCGTCAGCCTCTTATAGAGATGTTTCGCTTCTAATCAAAGCCAAATATCATAGGAGGATTTTCTCATGGCTTTCCAAACTGCTGCTGGCTGGTCGAACCTGCCCAACGGTAACTTCTCTTCGGTCATCTACTCGAAGAAAGTTCAACTCGCTCTCCGTAAAGCAACTGTGGTTGGTGACATCACTAACTCGGATTACTTCGGTGAAATCTCGGCTCAGGGTGATACCGTCCGTATCATCAAAGAACCGGAAATCTCGGTCTCGTCCTACGCACGTGGCACCCAGATTCAAGCTCAAGACCTCGACGACGAAGACTTCTCGCTGGTTATCGACAAGGCCAACTACTTCGCCTTCAAAGTTGATGACATCGAAGAAGCTCACTCGCACGTCAACTTCATGGACCTTGCTACCAACCGTGCGGCTTACCGCTTGGCTGACCAGCATGACCAAGAAGTTCTGGGCTACCTCTCGGGCTACAAGCAGGCCGCTCTGCACACCAACGCTGGTACCGTGAATGACGTTGTGAATGGCACCAAAGCTATCACCACGGCTGGCTCGGACGAACTGCTGTCTTCGATGAAGCTCTCGCGCCCCTCGTTTGGCAACATCACCACGGCTGGTAGCGTTGGGGACTCGATCCCGGTTGCTGCTCGTCTTCCGGGTGCTAGTGCTCTCCCGACCACTCACGTCTCGCCCGTCATGCTGATTAACCGCATGGGCCGTCTGCTCGACCAGCAGAACGTGGACAAGACTGGCCGTTGGTTGGTGATTGACCCCGTGATGATGGAAGTCCTGATGGACGAAGATTCGCGCTTCCTGAATGCAGATCAGGGCGAGTCGGGTGCTCTGCGTAACGGTCTGGTTCTGACGAACTGGAACGGCTTCCGCGTCTACGTGTCGAACAACCTGCCGCAAGTCGGTAGCGGTTCGTCCTTCGTTGGTAACTCCAGCGCACAGTCCACGAACTACGGTGTGATCGTTGCTGGTCATGACTCGGCTGTGGCTACCGCTGAGCAGATCAACAAGACCGAAACCTACCGTGACCCGGACTCGTTCGCTGACATCGTGCGTGGTATGCACCTGTACGGTCGTAAGATTCTGCGCCCGGAAGCTATCACCACTGCGAAGTACAACCTCGCCTAATATAGACCCTAGGGTATCCCTCTGTGGGGTACCCTTAACCGCCATAGGAAAGGACACTTAAATGGCTACTGTTACCACTCTCGCGGGCGGGTCTGTTGATGGCTTCACCGCTGGGCGTATGCCCTACTTCAAAGAAGTCTTGGTTGACTTCGCTGCTGCTGCTACTGCCAAAGGCTCGGCTCTGGCTGCTGCTGACGTGATCGAAGCTATCTCGGTTCCGGCCAATAGCATGATCCTGAACGCTGGTCTGGAAGTTATCACCGTTGCTGGTGGTGAATCGAATGACACGACTGTGGACCTCGGCACTGCTACGGACGCTGACAACTTCGTTGATGGTTTCGACCTTGACGCTGCTGCTGCTGGTGCTTATGCTCAGAATGCTGCTGCTTTCCAGCCCATCGTGGTTGGCACTGCTGACACCATTGACCTGACGATTGCTACCGCTACGACTGCCCCGACCTCGGGTGTTGTTCGTGTGTGGGCTGTTCTGATTGACATTGATGCACGTAAGACCGCTGCAGAAGTTGACCGCGACACTCTCGCATAATTAAACATTAGGGTGTCCTCTAGGGGGCACCCTTAACTTTCGAGGGAAAAAGATGACCATCACTTCTGCTGTTTGTAATTCATTCAAAACCGAGGCGCTTGGTGGCATCCATGACCTTGATACAGATGTTATCAAGATTGCCCTGATTAAGGCTTCTGAGTCTGGTACCTATGGAGCTAGTACAACCAACTACAGCACCCTGACAGGTAACTCTGACGAGGCTTCTGGCACTAACTACACAGCAGGCGGAAACACCCTGTCTGGAGCAAGCATCTCCCTCAGCACCAACACAGCCATTGTAGACTTCAGTGACACTGCATGGTTGAGTGCTACGATCTCTGCTAACGGCGCTCTTATCTACAACTCCTCTAAGTCAGACAGAGCTATTGCAGTTCTCAGCTTCGGTGGCACTGTCACCTCGACGGCTGGTGACTTTACCATTCAATTCCCTGCTGCCGCTGCAGATACCGCGATTATTAGACTTGTGTAATGACTGTCGTATATGGCCCAGAGGATGCTATATATAACACTGGGCAGTATGGTTCTGCACGGTATGGTTCTGTAGGCCCTACCAAACAAGTCACAGGCGTATCAAGTAGTTTTTCTGTAGACTCCGTTCAAACCTTTGCAAAAGCCAATACTGTACTTGCAACTAACCTTCTGACTGTTTCTAGTGGGACACTCTCTCTTACTGCAGACGCTGACACGACACTGTCTGGGGTAGAGATAGACGCTTTCACAGGAGAAGTTACAGTCAGAAGTGTCAACAGGGTAGAAGTTACTGGTGTCTCCTCAACCTTCTCTCTTGGGGAGCTTACAGCGGAGGGTGGTACTGGTGCATCTGTTACTCTGAGTAGCCTACAAGCACTACTACAACTTGGTACTGTAACACCTGCACTTAAAGTTTCTGTAACTGGGTTGAGTCTGGTACAAAGCATTGGTTCTGTGACAACCACAGGCAAAGCCACCAAAGTTCTCCCCAGTCAAGTATTGACTTCAAGTGCAGGTAATACAACACCAAATGGGGTCAGATTTAATTTCCAACAGTTTGCAGATTCGTACAGCAGTCAACGCGCAGTGTATATACCTAAGTCAAACGTAATACCTGAGGAAGCATAATGTCACGCACAATCTACATTCCTGCAGAGAGTAGGGTGATTGTAGTGCAGAGACAGGATACCTCAGACGAACGAACTGCAAGCGCAGTGGAAAGATTCTAGTAATGAGCTACCGTTGGCCAAACAAAGACCCTGATGAGACTCTGGACTACAGTATTGATTGGTCTAGGTTCCTCAGAAGTCCTGCTACCATTCAGTCTGTGCAGTGGTACATTGATGATGCAAGCGGCAACAAGGTGACCTTCAATCCTGTCACGGTCGTTAATGGGCTGCAACCAGTCTCTGTGACAACCACTTCTTCCGTCTCTACTATCTATCTGGGACTGGGAGACAACAACAAAACTTACAAGCTCTACTGCCAAATGACAGACACTCAGGGTCGCACAGCAGAACGAACTGTCTCCATTTCTGTGAAGGATAGATAACTTGTCAGCTTACAATTTTCTTGGCCTTGTGAATGACATTAACCGTAAGCTTAATGAAGTAGAGTTGACATCCAGCAACTTTGCTTCTGCTGTTGGCTTCTATTCTTCTGCTAAAGACTCCATTAACTCTGCCATTCAGTACATTGGTCAGAGTCAGTTTGAGTGGCCCTTCAACCACGTGTTGCAAGAGGTAACCCTGACTCCCGGTACAATCAGATACGCATACCCCAGCGACACAAAGACAAT